AGCGCGATCAACGCCTTCTTCTAAACTAATTTTTGGCGTGTAGTAATCGCTCATCATGGTTGGGTCACCTACCCGGTAAGGCACACCTGCCGGCTTATCGGTTAGTATCCTAAAATTTTGAGCCTTCTTTTCATATCCCAGGGTTTTTAATGCTATCTGCGCTAACTCTAAGAAGTTTGTTGGCCTGCCTGTACAAAGATTAACCGTTTGATTGCAATCATTTTTAACCATAGTTATGACCGCATCTACTATGTCATCAATGTGTATGAAGTCCCTGGTAGTGCTTGCCTTACCCCAAATGTTAAATGGATTAGCGTTCATAATTGCGCGTTCAATAATTGATGGGAATGGGTAATCTAAATCTTGATCTGTACCATAACCGCTAAATGGTCTAAGTGTTAATACCTTTGTACCTTCTTCACGCAAGTAGTTCATTAACATTTCACCGGTTAGTTTTGACCAACCGTAAGACATGTCCGGCCTGCCCATCTTATTAAAATTAATATCTTTTTCTTTTAACTTACGCTTTTTAGATAATGTTTGTAACTCTGTTGGGTATGCGGCTGATGAAGAAAAATAAACAACATACGGTTGCTCTGTTCGCATAGCCCAGGTTGCAAACTCAGCATCAATGGCTAAATCAACGGCTAATGCCAATGGTTCATTTTCAATCATCATACGGCCACCAACTACGGCGGCTAAGTGAATTACAAGATCGTATTGTTTTTTATCTAATTGAAAGAACTTACGACAATCAACACCATTCTTTAAATCTACTAAAGTTAGATTAGCGTGTGGCAATGCACGCCTAAAAGCACGACCAACAAAACCATGTGATCCAGTGATCAGTATATTCATCTATATTTTCTTACTAACTCTGCATACTCCGCGCTTGTAAAATATCTTTGTAGTGTTAATAAATCTTGTTCATACCATTTAGGTTGATTCACCCTGGCATAACCTTCATCCATTTCAGCCTTGCCTGCTACTGGGTGCATGTGTTCAATAATTACATCAGGTAGGTATTTTAGATATTCTAGGTCTAGGCCTAATTGCTTTACAAAATTATCAAAAAATAAATGTACGCAACCTGGAAATGTCATACCTTGTAATGATTCTACTAAATCCCGGGTCATACCAAATGCTGTTGGTAAATTGTTACCTTGCAATAAATCATCACCATAAACTATTCCAGTGTTTTGACCTAACGCTTGAATAAAGGCTTTATCCCAACCTTGCGTTCTAGGAAAGTGATCATCACCCATGAAAACAAAATAATCATATAAAGGATATTTAGTAATATCCAAAAGATTAACTGCACCGGTATTAAGAGATTTAGCACAACCACCTGTTTTATTATCTGCCGGTATTTTTTTGTAAGTTTCACTTTTTGCATATTCATCCCATTTTGGATCATCATTATCTATAATTACATATAGATCAGCCTCAGTATTTGTATCTTTAAAAGCCTGCGCCAATCGTTCGGCATTTTCAGGCCTACCCCTACTAGGTACAACCACGCACATCTTCATGGCAATAGGGTAGGGGATAGGGCTGACTTACTTTTGAGAAATGAGCGTTTGGTATAGCGTGTCTAACTTAGATTCAATCCGGGCAACCCGGCCTTCTAGGTTATGTCCACCATTGCCATCAGGTTTTAACTCACTTAAATAGTGCTTTACCAGCCAACGCACTGAAGCAATAAATGAGCCAATTATTGTGACAATAGATACGACTAACGCCATCCAATCATTTGCGGTCATTTACTATTGATTCCAAATGACTTGTCTTTAGGGTCAAAATACCTAGCCAATGGTGCTACTAAAGCACCAGCCAAAATTGATAGTTCGGGTTTAACATCTGCAATTAAAGCCAATACGGTTGTAACGGTAGCCGCCGCAACGCTTCTTAAATATGACTTAATTATCTCTTTTTGTTTTGTAGTTAATTTCATTCTAAACCTAACTCCTTTATTTTTAATTTAACTTGTTCACGGTTTAACGCAACTTCAAAGTGCATGGAATCCACACGCTTTTTATAGTTGCCGCCCCAGGCCAAACCGTATTTAGTTATGAGTAGGTTAATTGTATTACGCTGATCTTTATTAAATGTATTTGACTTGCCTAAAACGTTTTTAATTGCATTTAAATCTATTGCCGTACCTGATGAGTGATTACTTAAAACCCGATCTGATCCCCTGGTCATGCGAAAAGCAAAACCCCAATCATCTGATTGACCTTGATCTATTGGCTCAACTAATTTATGAAATTCTTTGGCAAAATTAACAAGCAATGGTGCAACGGCTTTGGCACACGCAAATCTAATCTTTGTACCTGGCACTGTAAAAGTTTCAATGCTTAACGCTTTGCGATCCTCACTAGCCGGCCAACCATTTGGGCTAGTTAAATCTCTAATTCTTGCCACTTTAACTTTTCTTCATTCCAATACCAATTTCCTTCTGTTGGCATAGGTGTTGGTGATTCCCATAAATATGTATCAGAATTTAAAATCCATGATGGATAAGGGTTTGGTGAAGCAAAACCTACGCCATCCCATGTATAACCAATACCTGCATAATTTTTATTCAATGCTTCACCACCAGGCCGATTATTTACTCCGCCTTGTGTATTGTAAGAAGTTTGTACCCATGTGCCACCTAAATTATTTTCACACCACTCTTTATTATCGGCAACTATAACTTGAATTACAATTCCATTTTCTACTTTTGCGTAATGAGCCATTTACTTATCCTTATCCTCACCAAATAATAAACTAAAATTTAACAATTTAACATCTCTTTTAGTAACAATGCCACCCTTTTCATCTAATTGTTTTTTAGCAGTATCTTCATCATCTGCAATAATATGAACTAACATTTTTACTTCATAACTAAAGCATTGTGTCTGTTTTTTATTTTTATTCATTTTGTCCCCTTTGTTAAACTGCATACCGAACTATAACAACACCTGAACCACCATTACCTGCAACGCCATCAAATGAGTGATTGCCACCACCTGCGCCGCCAGTGTTTGCAGTTCCATTTCTACCTGATCTAATTAAACCTGTAATACCAGTATCGCCATCACCGCGTGCGGTTTCACCACCGCCAGCACCACCACCGCCAGCACCACCTGCGCCGCCCAAAAATGCGCCACCGGTTGCATTGCGACCAGCACCACCACCACCGCCTGCGTAAGTTACAGATGATCCTGTTATTGCTACCGCAACACCAGCACCACCAGTAGTTTGATTTGATGTACCAGTGCCACTTACACCAACTGCATTAGCACCACCACCGCCGCCGCCTTGATAAATACTTCCTGATTGATAGCCAGTACCGCCACCATAACCTTGATTAGCAGTACCAGTACCGCCAGCAGTGTTATTAGAACTTCCACCACCGCCAGCACCACCATTACCAACGGCGGAATCACCACGACCACGGCCACCGCCAGTAGAAGTTATACTTGAAAAAACAGAATCACTGCCATTGGTACTTGATGTATTTCCAGCACCACCAGCACCTACTGTAACTGTATAACCAACACCACCTGTTAAAGATAATGCAGATTCTAATGAGCCACCGCCACCAGTTGCAGTAACAGTAGATCGCAACCCACCTGAACCACCACCGCCTGATACTTGTCCATCAACATCAATATAACCACCTGATCCACCGCCTGCCACAACTAAATAATCTGCGGTCATATTAGAGTTTGGTGTGAATGTTCCCGAACTATTAAATTTATGAACAAAATATTTATTTCCGCCAGATTCATAATAAGAAATAATGCCACCAGTTGCAGGTGCAAGTTTAGTTAAAAAATTACCGGATGATGTAAAAGTATGAATTGTATTGCCGCCTGATGTTGTAATCGTGCCACCTTCGGCTTTTTTTGTAAGTCCAGAATATCTAACAATTACAATACCCGAACCGCCTGCGCCGCCTTGTAAAATCGCTCCATCGGGAACATTAGCCCCTTGACTATTTCCAGCGCCACCGCCACCGCCAGTGTTTACAGTTCCAGCAGACGCAACTTGTGCGCTGTTACCACCGCCACCAGTTCCACCTGTTCCTGGCGTTAGTACACTTCCTGAAGTAAAAGCACCTCCACCGCCACCACCACCACCATAAGTTACTGATGAGCCAGAAATACTTGTTGCAGTTCCATTACCGCCGTTACCTGCTGCAACACCACTAGGATTACCATTGCTACCTACTACACCAGTACCACCACCACCGCCACCAGCAAATTGAGTACCATTATTACTGCCAGTACCACCTGCAAAACCTTGATTTGCTGTACCAGATGCACCTGCGCCAGGTGAACCGTTACCCCTACCACCACCACCTGAACCACCAGTGCTAGGTGAAGCAGTATTATCAGCACCACCACCACCGCCAGTTGAAGTAATTGTAGAAAATATAGAATCAGATCCATTAGTTGGATCTGCGCCAGTAGCACCAATACCACCAACACCACCAGCACCTATTGTAACTGTATAATTTGTATTTAAATCTAATGTTAATTGTGATTCTAAACTTCCGCCACCACCTGTTGCTGTAACAGTGGAACGCAAACCACCTGCGCCACCGCCACCATAAATCCAACCTCCTCCGCCTCCTCCAGCGACAACAAGATAATCAACAACTAAATTAGTTGGTGTAACTGCGCCACTGTCTATAATCCCAAGAATAATTGGCATTACGCAATTCCACCAACGATATACCAGGAATCGGTACTGACTTTTACCAAACTTGCGGCTTTATATTGACTTGTAATAACTGGGTTAGTTGCAGTTGCCCCGGCTGATGCAATAGTTACACCTGCACCTTGTGTAATAGATACTGTGCCGGCTGATCCAATTTTAATAACATTAACTACTGATCCATTAGTCATTGCCACACTTGAATACGGCGGTATCGTAATTGTTGTTGTACCAGTATTTGAATAAGTAATAAGTTTATTGTCGGCATCTGTAAGCACCAAAGTATCTGATGTGCTAGTAACTGCTCTAACGGTCAGATTAGCAATTGAGTTCATCTGAGCCGCCGTTAAAACTTGACCAACTGAAAAGGTTGCCATCTATCTATACTCCCTAATAAGCCAAAGAATCTTCATTTAAAATACCATCTACGGTAGAGTTTAACAAAAATCCTGAAGCAAATGGTTGGGCGCAAGTAAAATTTACCATAAAAGTTTTAGGGGTTATCTGATAAGTAACACCTGAAATTACGCTATCTGTGACCACATTGCCTGCCGGTAAGGTTTGGGTTACCTGTATTGGATAGAAAATATCCAAATTTAAAGCGGCAATAACCCGGCTAGGATCACTTTGTCCATAAGCATCTACGGTCAATGAATTTAATTGCAGATTGACACCTTGTTCTTTTCGGGAAGCAATGATCATTTGTGCTTGATTTAACGCATCCGCCTGCGTTTGCATAATGCCACTTCTTACCCGGCTATGTTCAAAATAATCCAAAATACTGGTAGAATCAGTAGCAGTAGAACCACTTAATCCTGTTGGAGTGACGGTTACTTTGTTAATCATTTGATAATCTGAAATATCAAATTCAACTGCCTGATAAGTAATATCACCCGATCCAGGTACATCACTAAATTTAGTTAATGTGCCACCTGATGCAGTTATGATGTCAGCGCGTGACATAAATTTTGCATATCCGCGTTCATCTATAAAAAACGCCCCTAATTCTGTACCTTCTACAACCTGACAGGCTGATAACAATGACCTTGACAATCCATCATCTGCCTGAACTGTTGTAGTTGCGGTAGTAGAAATATCACGCATACCCCCTGCCCAATCGCCTGCATCCAATAAACTCGTAATTCTCTGAGCAGTAGTCTGTCCGGCTGTACCACCTGTCACTGTTGTAATGGTAGTTAAATTTAATAATTGAAATCCATCTACACAATTTAAAGTTACATAGGCCGGATCAAATCCAGTGGGGCTTTGGTAATTCCATTCTTGTACATAAAATGAACCTAAACTGTAAGTTGTGCCTAGATATTCAGCCGTAAATTGAATTTTACGCATAGGTTTAATTTTTCCATATAGGCTTGATGAAGTATTGGCCGGATTAAATTGACCTGTTTCATCAACAAATGTAATTCTTGCAGTACCACCTGTAAATGAATCGGCTGATCTGTTAAAAGCCCGGCGTATATAACATTGAGTTACATAAGGTGTTATATTAACAACATCTGCGGCGGCAGTGCCTAGAACTGAATAATCCAAAGGTGTGGCCGCATTATCTAATACTAATGCTGGATCAAAAGATGCCCCATTAGAAAAATCAATTTGTGCTTTAAATATTGCGGCTGGCATTATCTTCCTAAATTAGTTAATTGAGTTACTGCACCTGATCTATTTAAATTATACAAAGCATCCTGAATTACAGATTGTAATTGACCTTCTGATATAACTGATCCGGCTACATTTACATTGACGGTTGTACCCATGCCGCCTATTTTGTCTAAAGGTATTACCGCTTCTGAACCGGATTCACCAATCATTGCTATTGTTGGTTGATTAACAATTCCACCTTCGGCTAAACGCGGCATTGCTTGACCAAACGGTGTACCAATAAAATTACCTGCTATATCTGAATTACCAGCACCAGCACCAGTGGCTTGACCAAATGGTGTGCCAACATATCTACCTGCCGCATCAAAGCCACCTAATGCACCAATATAAGAACTTGCTATACCGGTGAAAACCGGATTTTGAGATATGGTTGGTTTTTTCTTATTCAACTCATCCATTAATGCCAACATTTTGCGCAATTCATCATTAGCCGCAAATAAAGCACGCAAGTACAATAAAACTTCAGTAGTAGTAACACCCCATTTTTTAGCCAACATTTCAACTTCACCGGTAGTTATTTGTCCATCTTCAATAACTTTTAAAACATCTGCGTATCTTGCGGCCTCATCAACGGCGGCTTTTGTGCCATCTGCTAATTTCTGCAATATCTTTACACGCAATTCATCTTCGCCGGTTAATTTACGGCTTAATGCGGCCTGTAAATTGATGCGATCAATATCAAACATAGCCGACAATTCAGCCTTCTTTTTGTCTAACGCCGCTTGCGCATCTTTTTCTTTAGTTAATGCTTTTTCTCTAGCCAAAATATCTTTTTGTATTTTTTGTAATATTTGTTGCGTGCTAAGTTCTTTTTTACCATAAAGTCTTTGTTGTTCTAAGGCATCAATAGTTAATTGAGATAAACCAACATAACCGCGTTCTTGTAAAATTCTTTTTTCTCTTAATTTAATACCTTCTTGTTCAATCTTTTGTAAGGTATTGCCAGCATAGGTGGCTTCACCGGTAATACCTTCTAATGCAACTTTAAAGAAATCTAAGTATGCGCCTAATCCTTTTTTCTCAAATGTGCCGGCAGTACCAACCATAATATCCGCAAATTGAGTAGCAACTTTTTGTAATTTAAATCCAAATACATCTAATTGATCTGAACCAGTTGCCAATAAAGATACAGAAGTTAATAAGCCTTGTCCTAGTGTTTCAGTGGCTTCGCCAGCACTAATTCTAAATGATGTTAATTGTCCGGCTAAAGTTTTGGTTTGCGCTTCGGCTGAACCACCATATTTGTCTAAATTTTGCATTAACTCTACAAAACCCATTGCTTTGGCTTCGGCGGCGGTAAAGCCAACACCTAACTTACCAATTGCAGTGTATTGACCTACTGCGGCTTTATTTATAGCATTTAAAACGCTATCCAAATCTTGCCCTGTACCTGCAGAAATATCTAAGGCTTTACTAAGCAAATATTGTGAAGATTGTAAATCACCTGTTTGTGCAATTAACCTTTGTAATGAAGGAACTAATTGATCTTCAGTAACATTTGTTGCGCGTTGCAAATCTTCTATAAAGTTTTTTACATCAGGTAGGGCAAACTCCTGGCCTATGCTTTTTAAAGTAAGTTGTAATTGTTTATCTAATCTTTCCTGGGCTAAAGCGGCCTGAATAGAATTTTTAGTAAATATGGCTAACCCTGCGGCGGCGGCTATTCCACCGGCTTTAGCAAAAGTTTTTAATCTAAATGCGCCAGTAGCAACTACTTTATCAAAACCTTTTAATTCTTTTGTTGCACGCTCTAAACCTTTTTTGTCAAATTTAGTAAGGAAGTTAATCGCAACATACTGACTTAATGCCATGTTTAACCCCTAAATTTTTCGCCTAGATATTTTTTAAGCACACCATATAGATTATCATTTACCTGGCCACCTAATTGTTGTGATGCCCTGTAAATCAATCTTTTTTCTTTATATCCACTTGAACTAGCAGTGCTTTGTAATTTGCCAATAAAAGATTCACTAGCATTGTTATTGCGGCTAATACGCCTCGTTCTACTTCTTGATTTTGATGTGCCAAATCCTGCCAATTCATAAATTATACCTGGTACAGATTTGTTAATTACCGCTAATGCAGTAACAGAAAATGTTGTGCCTTTAACTCTTTGAACTTTTGTTTTAGCCGAACTAACCCTTATGCCGCGTATAACCTCTGTTTGTGACCATTTCCAACGGCTTCTTTTGCCTTCGCCAATAGTTCTACCCCGGTGTGCAGTGTCATTAGCCCAACCCCAGGCAGGTGGATATGAAGGTTCAACATCACGCCAACCTGGAAATGGTGAACTAGGTACAAAACTTTGTGCCAATTTTGCAACAGGTTTTACAGACTTAGTTAATTCTCTTCTAAATTCTTTATGTAATTCGGGTTCTATCTTTTTCATAGTTGCCAACAATTGATCTAAATTTTCAACATAAATGGAAGGCACTGCCGCCAATGATCTAGTACGGCCAGGCAATCCTGCATATTTAGGTTGCATTATTTCCGCCTAACTGTTGCCTTCTTGTTGTTGTAATAGCGTTCTTGCAAGATGGCTTTTATTGCTGAATAAATCGCCGGATCAACTTCTAGTAAATCTTTAGGGCTGATCCCTGTTGCCACCGACACGGAAGCGACTTCATATATTGAGCCGTGTCGGTCTATCCATTTTTTGAATCATAAACCAAATCAACATCTGAATATTGATTGATGTATTCATCACCAAAGGCTAGATCGGTTTTGCCGGCATCTTTTTCTAAACGCCAAGCAAACCACCACAAATCACTTTCCATTTGTAGTTCGCCTAATCTCTTACGCCAACCTGTTTTAAATTCGGCTTCAAAGGCCACCTTTGCAGATGGCGTAAGATCATAGGTTACTTTCTTACCATCCTTTTTAACAACTTCAATTTTGTGCATTGTCCCACCCTTTCATTATTACGCGCTTGTTGATTTTGTTAATGCGGTTACTGGTAGTGACACTGAAACGCTTGTTACTGCATCTATCGCACCGTTGATAGGCATCCAAGATGAGATTAAGCATGACATTGTATAACTAGGATTTGTTGCGGTTACTGTGCCTGATACCGGAATTAACTTGATGTTTAATTTTGAACCTAAAGCATCTTCAAACAATGAGTTCACAGATGCAGAAGCAAAATCATTATACAGTTCAAGATTGAGTGTTGGGCGTTCAATCCCACCAATCATATTTTGTACGGTATCGTTCATGGCAGTAATTTCTACCTGATCAATTTCTCTTGCAAGGCTGACGGTGCTGACAAAACTAGTGATAGTAGTTGTACCAACAATCACGGCAACTTTATTACCCATAAATATGGCCATATTTTTCCTCTCTTAC